AACCATACAAGTACATAAAAAAGGTTCAACATTTTTTACAATTAACGCATTAAATAAATTAATAGAAAGAGATAATGATTTATTTGATGGTAATGTAAATCATTCACAATATCAGGTTAATTGGTATAATTATGAAAATACTTTAATTTTACTAAAAAATAATCAATTAGAAATTTTACAATTAAAAAGAAAGATTGTTGAATAACAGCATATTTATAAAGAAAAGACATTATGGAAGATAAAAATAAAGAAAAAGAACTTGAAAATAAGTTAAATAATTTTTTGAAAAACCAAGAATGTGAGGGTGATGAATGTGAAATAAAAGACCCAGATGAGTTGGTTCAAAGAGAACATAAAAAAATTGTTACCCAAGATGGTAGACAATTATTAAGTGAATACACTGTTTAAATAAAACTAAAGTAATGGATAGTAAAAAACAAATATCAGAAGACCTTAAAAGATTTAATAGTATTATAGGTTATGACGTAAGTGGTAAAAATATGATTAATGAGGCACCAGGAGATGAAGAATTTGATTTTGAAGCCGAAGAAACTGAAGGTGAAGAAACTGAAGGTGGAGCTGAAGGTGAGGAAGGGGCTGATAATCCAGATTTTGATTTTGGTGGTGAAGATATTGAAGGTGGTGATACTGAAGAAGTTGATGTTGAAGGTGGTGAAGAACCAGTTGAAGATGAATTTGGTACAGCAGGTGAATTTAGTGCTGTAGATGATTTAGAGGCCGCAGGAGATGAAGATGTAGAAGAAATTGATGTTACAGATATAGTAACTAAATCAGAAGAAGCTGTTGATAAATCACAAGAAGCGGTGTCTATAGGACAAGAAAACAGTGAGTACTTAAAAGCGTTAACAGATAAGTTAACAAATTTAGAGGCCCAATTAGTTAAAATGGATACTATAGCCTCAAAAATAGGTAAATTAGAGAATGAGGTTAAAACACCAGAAGAAAAACTAGAATTACGTTCTTTAGATAGTTATCCTTTTAATATGAAACTATCTGATTATTGGAATGAAAAGGCAGAACAAGACGATAATTATAAAATTACAAGTGGTGTTTCAGTGGAAGATGGTAAGAAAAAAGAGTATGTATTAGATAAAGAAGTTGTTGATTCAGATTATAATGAATTAGAGGTTAAAAATTCATTTAATCCAGAATTAGATGATAATACACAATATTAAAATAATATAATAAAAATGTGGAATGGAGTTAGAATTTAAATATTTTAACTCCATTTTTTATTTACAAAACATAAAAGTTTCATATTATTAAAACATAAATTAAATAAATTACTAATTAAAAAAAAACAAAAATTATGAGTGTACTCGACGCGATTGCAAAACAGTATGAAAGTAGTAAAACTGGTAACAGTGGTACTTCATACGAACAAGATTTCAGTAAATATTTTGCTGTTAGACTTGAAGACGGTGTTAATGATGGTGAATCAACTATTAGAATAATGCCACCAAAAACTGGTGTTCATCCAGTAAATAAAGAAGGTGATACACCTTTTGATGAAGGCCATTGGCACAGTATTAAAGTTGGTGGAAAATGGAGAAAGATTTATTGTAGAAAACATAATGATGGTGAACATTGTCCATTATGTGAAATGTCAGATGAATTATTTAAATCATGGAAAGAAACTGGAAATGATACAGATAAAGATTTAGCGAAACAATATTCAGCTAGAAAATTTTATTTGACAAGAATTATTAATCGTGATAAAGAAGAAGATGGTGTTAAATTTTGGAGATTCCCACACAATTATAAGGGTGAAGGAATTCTAGATAAAATAATTCCAATCTTCACCAAAAAAGGTGATGTTACAGACCCAAGAGAGGGTAGAGACGTTACTATTATAATGGGGCGTGATAATAAAGGTTATACCAAAGTAACTTCTATCATGTCTGAAGACCCAGGTGTGTTAACAGACCCAAAATCAGCACAAGCAAAAGAATGGATGTCTGATGAAACATCTTGGAAAGATGTTTATAGAGCACAACCATTAGACTATGTTCAGTTAATCGCTGATGGTGAGACACCGGTTTGGGATAAAAACTTAGAGAAATTTATCGCTAAGGGTGATGAGTCTGAAAGTGAGACATCTTTCAAACAACAACAAAAGGAGGTACCTGTTAATGCTGGTACTGACGATAATGATGAAGAACCCTTTTAAAGATAAATTATGGCCAAGAAAAGTTTAAAGAAAAAAGAGTTCTCAATGGACTCGTTAAAAGATAGATTTAGTACAAAAACAAAATATAAATCAGATAGGTTTATGGATTTGGGCGAAGCCTTTCAAAAGGCGACTGGAGTACCTGGACCATCTTTAGGACATCTTAATGTTTTTCTTGGTCATTCTGATACCGGTAAGACAACGGCTTTAATTAAAGCCGCAATGTGGTGTCAAAAAAATAATATCTTACCTGTTTTTATTATAACAGAAAAAAAGTGGAGTTTTAAACACGCTAAATTAATGGGACTTGACATAAATGAAGTTGGGCCTGATGATTGGGATGGGTTTTTTCTTTTTAAAGATGACTTCGATTATATAGAACAGGCAACTGATTATATCAATGAGATATTAGATACACAGGCTAAAGGTGAAATACCTTATGATATAGCCTTTTTCTGGGACTCTATCGGTTCAATTCCTTGTAAAATGACTTTTGACGGTAAAGGTGGTAAAATGCATAACGCATCAGTTTTAGCTGATAAAGTTGGTATGGGATTGAACGGTAGAATCACGGGTTCTAGAAAAGAAACAAGTGAGTTTACGAACACAATTGTCTTTGTGAACCAACCATGGGTCGAACTCCCAGATAACCCATTTGGGCAACCTAAAATCAAAATGAAGGGTGGTGAGGCAATATATCTTAATAGCACACTTATTTTCTTATTCGGAAATCAAAAAAATTCTGGAACAAGTAAGTTAAACGCTGTTAAAGGTGGTAGAAAAATTAATTTCGCAACAAGAACAAAAATATCCATATTAAAAAATCATGTTAATGGTATTGGTTATCAGGATGGTAAGATTGTTGTAACACCACATGATTTCATTGAAGATGATAAAAAATATATTGATGAATATAAATCAAAGTATTCTGATTATTGGATTGATATGTTTATTAAAGGTGGTTTGGAAGAGGTTGAAGATGAAGTTTTTGATGTTGAAGTAAGTAAAGAACAAATTGAAGGATTGGTTTAATGAAACTTAATTACGAAAAATTATTAGAATTAAATAAAGAAGCCTTAACAGATAAGGGTGACCAGTTAAGCGCTTTTTTTAATATACAAATGGGTGTGGAACATTATCTTAATGATAATATAACAGAAACACATAAAAATTTCCTAATTCAAGTGGGTATTCTAGAACTTGATGAAGAAGATATGGCTAGAGAAAAGATTGTTGGACCTTTTAATTTTAGCCAAAATGGGCCTCAGGAAGACTAGAAAACAAAATACAAAAACTTTATTAGTTGATGGTAATGTTTTAATGAAACGTTCCTATAATGGTGCCAAAAATGTTTATTATAAAGATAACCATATTGGTGGTATTTTTGCGTTTTATAGTACACTACGTAAGCTAGTTGTTGAACAAAAAATAAATAAGGTGGTTATCATGTGGGACGGTGAACGTAGTGGTACCCTTAGATTAGATTATTATCCAGAATATAAAGGAAATAGGGCTAGATATTTTGATGAACCATACGAACTTCAAAAGATAAGGGTTAAACAATACGCTGAAGACCTTTTTATTAGACAATATGAAGACCCAGATGTAGAATCTGATGACCTAATCGCATATTATTCATTAAATAAGAAAAAAAATGAAGATATAATTATATACACTAGTGACCGTGATATATGTCAACTAATAAATGAAGATGTATCAATATTTTTGGCTGATAAAAAGGTTATTATTGGAACAGGTAATTATCATTGGTATTTTAAACATCATTATAAAAACGCTGGATTAATTAAAATAATTGAAGGTTGTCAAAGCGATTATATAAAAGGTGTTTTAGGTGTGACGGAAAATACTTTGTTACAGTATTTCCCAGAATTAAAAGAAAAGGAGTTAACTATTGAAGATATAATAAGTAAAAGTAAGATATTACAAGAAGAAAGGGGTAATAAACCACTTAAAATTTTTGATAATATAATAGAAGGTAAATCCACTGGTAATCATAGAGGAAACACCTATGAAATAAATAAAAAAATAATAGATTTAAAAAACCCTTTATTAACTGAAGAGGCTTCAGATAGTGTAATAAATTTAATAAATTTACCTATAGACCCAGAAGGAAGAAGTCAAAAAAATGTTTTGAAAATGATGATAGAAGATGGTGTCATTTACGCATTACCAGGTGGGGAAGATGGTTATCTAAATTTTATGGAACCATTTGTAAAACTATTAAAAAAAGAAAAAATAAAATTTAAAAAAAGAAATTATGAAGAAATTTGAGAAGTTTGAATTTATATTATATATAAACGAAAATATAATTTGTCAAAGATACTTTTCTATTAAAAATTTTAATAAAAATGTATTAAAGTCTAATGAGTTAGTTTATTGTTTAAACCATTGTGTTTATTTAATAGAAGAGGACTTAAAAGAGAAGTCTTATGACTATTTATATAAACATTATAACCCATATAGGGCACAAAAACCTGAAGACATAGTAATTACAAATATATATGAAGATGAAGATGTTTTTGATTTTGAAATAAGAATAGATGATAGGTCAATAGCTAAAAGAAGATTTACTGGTAATGTTTATCCACAAAGAGTTAGATATTCTGTGGATGTTAGAAAGCTAATACCTCGATTAATAAGAGAAATACAAGAAACATTTTCTAAGGAAAATTTTAGTGTGGAATATAGCGGAATTAGACTGTAAAAGGTTATTTATTATAAAACAAAAACAATGGATAAAAACGTTACATTAGGATTTTTAGGTTACAAGTTTCAGACAGCATTAATAAACCAAGTACTACATCCGGCAAATAAAAAGTTTTCAAATAGGATAATAGATATTGTACACGCAAAGTATTTCGATAATGAATATTTTAGGTTAATTATAGTAACAATAAAAGATTATTTCGATAGATTTGAGAAAATACCATCTTGGGACACACTAGAGACCATATTAAAGGTAGAAATAAAAGATAAAATCACCCAAGATTATGTATTTGAGATAACTAAAGAAATAAGAGATTTAGATGTTGATGATTGGGAATATATACAGAGAGAGTCTTTAAATTTTTGTAGACAACAAGAATTAAAGAAGGCTAATGATAAAGTATCTAAAATAATTGAAGCCGGAGAATTTGGCAGATATGAAGAATGTGCTGATTTAATGAAAGATGCCCTTTCTGTTGGAGCCGAGAAAGATGACGGAACATCAATTACAGAAGGTTGGGACACAGTTTTAAAAGAAGATTTTAGACATCCAATTCCTACGGGAATAAGTGGAATAGATAATTTAACCGATGGAGGTCTATCAAGAGGTGAGTTAGGGGTTGTATTAGCGCCATATGGTGTTGGTAAAACCACAATACTTACTAAAATTGCTAATACAGCATATAATGTTGGTTATAATGTTTTACAAATAGTTTTTGAAGATTTACCAGATGTTATTAAGAGAAAACACGCTTCTTGTTGGAGCGGGATTGAATTAAATTCTTTATCTGATGATGAAACTTTAATTATTGATTCTGTTAAAGAAAAAACTAATGGTAAAGAAAATGATTTAATAATAAAAAAGTTTTCATCTGAAGGTGTTACAGTAAATCATATTAAATCATATGTTAGACATTTAATATCAACAGGTTTTAAACCAGACATGATTATATTAGACTATATTGATTGTGTTGAATCATCTAGAAAATATAATGATGAGTGGTCTGGTGAAGGTAATGTTATGAGAGGGTTTGAATCTATGTTATCAGAATACAGTATGGTAGGATGGACAGCGGTTCAAGGTAACAGAAGTTCAATATCTTCGGATGTTGTGACTGGTGACCAAATGGGTGGTTCAATAAAGAAAGCTCAAATTGGTCATTTTATTATATCAATAGCTAGAACATTACCACAAAAAGAAGGTAATAGAGCTACGATAGCCGTTTTAAAATCTAGATTTGGAAAAGACGGTGTATTATTTGAGGATTGTGTTTTTGATAATGGTAGAGTTATAATAGATACTGAAACTTCAGACACATTTCTTGGATATGAAAGGAAAGTTGAAGAGAGAAAAGAACAAAACGCTAGAGAACGTATACGGATGGCAAAAATGAGAAGAGAGCAAAAAAGGTCCGAATCTAGTCAAAACTAATAATTATTAATTAAAAAATTTAAGAATATGGAATTATCAAATGAAATTCTATCAGACATAACTGTCTATATGAAGTACGCTAAGTACATACCAGAATTACAGAGAAGGGAGACTTGGGAAGAGTTGGTTACACGTAATAAGAACATGCATATTAAGAGATATCCCACACTTAAAGAGGATATAGATAAGGTATATGAGTTAGTGTATGATAAAAAAGTTTTACCTTCTATGAGGTCGATGCAATTCGGTGGAAAACCAATAGAAATTTCACCAAACAGAGTTTATAATTGTGCTTATATGCCGATTGATAACATAGCCGCATTTAGTGAATGTATGTTTTTATTATTAGGTGGTACAGGTGTTGGTTATTCAGTACAGAAACACCATGTTGATAAATTACCACCAATAAATAAACCATACACAAAAAGGAAAAAAAGATTTCTAATAGGGGATTCAATCGAAGGATGGGCAGACGCAATTAAGGTTTTAATAAAATCATATATGAATGGGAGAAGTTCTCGTATTGAATTTGATTTTTCTGATATTAGACCAAAGGGCGCGATGTTAGTTACATCTGGTGGAAAAGCACCAGGACCACAACCATTAAAAGAATGTTTACTTAAAATTGAAGGTGTTTTAAGTTATAAAGATGACGGTGAAAAATTATCTACATTAGAAGTACATGATATTGTGTGTTATATTGCTGATGCTGTATTAGCTGGTGGTATTAGAAGAGCGGCATTAATATCTTTATTTTCAGCTGATGACGATGAAATGATTTCATGTAAATCAGGTAATTGGTGGGAACTTAACCCACAAAGAGGTAGAGCTAATAATTCAGCTGTATTAATGAGACATAAAGTTACAAAAGAATTTTTCTTAGATTTATGGAAAAGGGTTGAACTATCTAGAGCTGGAGAACCAGGTATTTATTTCTCAAATGATAAAGATTGGGGTACAAATCCTTGTTGTGAAATTGCGTTGAGACCATTCCAATTTTGTAACTTATGTGAGGTTAATGTGTCAAATATTGAATCACAAGAAGATTTAAACCAAAGAGTTAAAGCGGCAGCATTTATAGGTACATTACAAGCAGGATATACAGATTTTCATTATCTTAGAGAAGAATGGAGAGAAACAACAGAAAAAGACGCTTTAATTGGTGTATCTATGACAGGTATTGGTAGTGGTACTGTATTAGGATATGATATGAGTAAAGCGGCTAGTCTTGTTAAAAGAGAAAACACTAGAGTAGCTAAATTAATCGATATAAATCCAGCAGCTAGGTGTACAACAGTTAAACCAGCTGGGACTACATCATTAACGTTGGGTACATCTTCAGGTATTCACGCATGGCATAATGACTATTATATTAGAAGAGTAAGAGTTGGTAAAAATGAGTCTATGTATTATCATCTTAAAAATAATCACCCAGAATTAGTACAAGATGAATATTATAGACCACATGATACGGCTGTTATTGAGGTACCACAAAAGGCACCAGAAGGAGCTATATTAAGAACAGAATCACCGTTTGAACTATTAGAAAGAGTTAAAAAGATTTCACAAGAATGGGTATTACCAGGACATAGAAAAGGTTCTAATACACATAATGTATCAGCAACAATATCACTTAAAGATGAAGATTGGGAATTAGCTGGGGAATGGATGTGGGATAATAGAAAATATTATAACGGATTATCAGTGTTACCATATGATGGTGGAACATACATCCAATCACCATTTGAGGATATTAATGAAGAAAAATATACTGAAATGATGGAATCTTTAACTAATGTAGATTTAAGTAAGATTATCGAGACTGAAGATAATACAGATTTAAGTGGTGAACTAGCTTGTGCTGGTGGAGCTTGTGAGATAGATGTAGACTTATCTAGTACAGAGACAACGAATCAATAA